CACAAAACAAACATACGCAAGGGTGTTATTTTAATGTGTAGCAAGGATTATGAGTATCAGGAGTTTATCCTTGAACCAAAGGACTTTGACTATTGGTCAGAGCAATGGCTGAAACGAGTGGAGCAGTACTACCGAGAAAACAGCTAAATATCACATAAGAGGATATTTTCATGGCTGTCGTTCAAATTTCACGCATTCAAGTCCGTAGAGGACAAAAGAACACTGGTAGTGGACTACCACAATTGGCATCAGGCGAACTTGCCTGGGCCGTTGATACGCAAGAACTGTTCATTGGTAACGGCAGCGTTGCAGAGGGTTCACCGTTTGTTGGCAATAGTAAGATTCTTACTACTAACGACAACATCTTAGAATTATTTGAACAGTATCAGTATAAGAGAACTGATACAACTGTTCAAACTGGTGACGATAGTAACTATCCAATATTGCGTAGTGTTCAGGATCGATTAGATGAGAGAGTAAGTGCTGCTGAATTTGGAGCTATTGGTGGAGACGGAACAGGCAACGACACGTTAGCAATACAACGTGCAGTAAATCAACTTTATCTAAACCCAGCAAGTGTTGGTTTGAATCAAGGTCGTTATATTTTAGAATTTGGTCCTGGAATTTTTACCTTCACACAAACAATTTATGTTCCTAGTTACACAAGTATTGTAGGTGCCGGCCAAGGTCGAACAGTGTTCAACTATACAGGCACTGGATCAGCATTTGAGTTTATTAACGATACATCTACAATTGGCACACCAAGTGTGATTGGTAGTTCAACTTTTAATAATCAACCTAAACATATTTTGTTTAGAGGATTTACATTATTACTCACACAAGCCAATACAACAGGCTTGAAATTAAACGCAGTGAGAAACAGTTTGTTTGAAGATATTGGAATTACTGGCATTTGGGAATTGACTGATCCTGTTGAAGCTAACAGTGTAGGCGTATATTTGAATGCATTTAGTGCAGCAGTCACATGTAAGGATAATTTATTTTCTAGGGTATCAGTTAAATCAACTAGTTATGGCGTGTATTCAAAACAAGACATTATTGGTAATGACTGTCACAGTTGTGGATTTGATACATTGTACACCGGAGTTAGTTTTGGTGTTGGCGCAAACTTAACCAGTGTTGGACAACAATATGGCCCACGTAATAATAGTATATCTGACTGTACATTTGAAGATATCTTAAGACAAGGAATTAAAGTTGCAAATGGTACTGGAAACATTAGTACAGCAAATAGATTTGTCAATGTTGGTAATGATGGTGGAGGTAATTCTCAAGCAGTATATGGTCATATAGAATTTGACAGCTTGTCAAATGTAAGTGTACACGACATATTTGATAGATCAAGTGAACTTGGTAGTATGAATTCAACTGATGCATACATTGGAGAAGTACTTGGTAAAACAATGTTTCTCAATCTATTTACTAGACAAGAAACAATAGTACAAACTGCTACATTTATTCCGCTTTGCAGACTACCAATAGGAAATGCAATTGGTTATGAAATCACGTATGTTTATCAAAGTACAACACATGCTCAAATGAGATCGGGTAAGATTAATATAGCAGTTGACGGAGTTAATGGTACTGTACAGTTATCGGATGATTTTGATTACAGTGGAACTTCAGGCGCCGAACTTAATTTACAAATTGAAGCAGTGATCGAAGATGCAAACTCAGACACAGTTAATGACACAATACAGTTGAATTATAAAAATTCTACAATTGGCGAGACTGCCAAATTTACCTACACGTACCGATCAATTTGTTAATGTTTGAGTTACTTGACATCACAATTAAAACAGTATATTATTAACATTGTTGTGATGATATGGTAAACTACTCCCGAAAGATCAAAAGCTAACCGCGCTAAATTGTTGTGAATCAACAATTTTTGGCGCATAAGTACCTGTCAATAAATACTATCTAAACGAACAGTGAAGAGTTAATTATACTATACAAAGAGTAGAAGAGAGATATGAATAAGATTACAGTAATAAAAAGAAGCGGTGCCAAAGAAGAACTCACACTGGAGAAATGGCAGACCCAAGTAGCTAAAGTATGTAGTGGGATCGCCGATGTTAGTCAGAGTATGATTGAAATTAAGGCGCAGCCTCACTTCTACGATTGCATTACTACAAAAGAAGTTGACGAAATTACCTTACGTGCTATTGTAGATTTAATTGATGTAGAATCAAATCCAGATGTTGGGCATGTTAATTATCAGTACGTTGCTGGCAAACAACGACTATCAATGTTGCGTAAAGATGTATACGGTGACTACACTCCTCCTCATCTATTTGAAATAGTAAAAAAGAATATAGCAATTGGTTTATATACTCCAGAACTATTAACATGGTATAGTGAAGATGATTGGAATCGAATGAACGACATGCTGGAGCATGAGAAAGATGAAGATTATTCGTATGCTGCCATTGAACAGTTAATAGAAAAATATTTGGTACGTAATCGTGCCACAAAAGAAATATATGAAACACCACAAATTAGATACATGGTTGCAGCCGCAACTGTGTTCCATAAAGAAGAACCAAACGGCGCAAGGATGCGCTACATAAAGGAATATTACAATGCCGCTAGTGACGGACTTTTTACATTGGCCACACCGGTGTTGGCAGGGCTTGGTACACCTACGAAACAATTTAGTAGTTGCGTTCTTATTAGGTCGGATGATGATCTGGACAGTATTTTCGCGTCAGGCGAAATGATGGCCAAGTATGCCAGTAAACGTGCGGGGATTGGATTGGAAATCGGTCGACTACGCCCATTGGGCTCCCCGATTCGCGGTGGCGAAATCATGCATACTGGTATGATACCATTTTTAAAGAAGTGGTTTGGAGATTTGCGATCATGTTCACAAGGAGGTATTCGTAATGCAAGTGCTACTGTTTTTTATCCTATTTGGCATCATCAGTTTGATGATCTTATTGTTCTTAAAAACAACCAAGGAACAGAAGAAACCCGAGTCCGTCATATGGATTATGGGGTTGTGCTTAGTGCTTTCTTCTGGAGACGATTCCGAAACAAACAAGACATAACATTCTTTGATCCTAATGAAGTACCAGAGTTATATGAAGCATTTTATCAAAACACAGAACTGTTTGAAGAGCTGTATGTGAAATATGAAAAACGCAAAGACTTGCGTACCAAGACCATGAGTGCTGAAGAAGTATTCAAATCGGGAATACTGAAAGAACGTACTGACACAGGCCGTATCTATCTAGTGTTTATCGACAACGTGATGAAGCAAGGACCATTTGATCCTGAGTATCACACCATTTACCAGAGTAACCTTTGCTGTGAAATCCTTTTACCTACTAGATCCTTTAAGCGTCTTGACGATGCTGATGGTCGCATTGCCCTTTGTACTTTGGGCTCAATCAACTGGGGAGCCTTTAGAAATCCGGAAGATATGCGCCGGGCTTGCCGTATTTTACATCGCAGTCTTAACAATATATTGGATTACCAGGACTTCCTGAGTATACAATCCAAACTAAGCAACGATGAAATCCGCCCACTAGGTATTGGCATTACTAACTTGGCCTACTGGCATGCCAAGCGCAGTTTAAAGTACGGTGAGAAGGATGCATTGGGTGAAGTTAAATCCTGGATGGAGCATCAAGCATACTACTTGACTGAAGCAAGTGTTGAGCTGGCCAAAGAACGCGGTGCTTGTTTGGGATCGGATCAAACACGATATGGCAAAGGCATATTTCCTTGGGAACTACGTGCTAAGGGATCTAATGAACTAGCAGACTTTACACCTGAACTGGATTGGGAAACCTTAAGAGCACAAATGAAAGAACACGGTGTTCGTAATGCTACACAAATGGCAGTTGCACCTGTAGAAAGTTCTAGTGTAGTTATAAACAGCACTAACGGAATTGAAATGCCAATGAGTCTTATCAGCACTAAGGAATCAAAAGCAGGCAGTTTCACGCAAGTTGTTCCTGAGTATGCAAAACTTAAAAACAAATATCAACTGATGTGGGAACAACGAGACTGCGAAGGCTATTTAAAAACATCAGCAGTTATTGCCGCATATGTTGATCAAAGTATCAGTACCAATACATTCTATAATCCAGCGCACTTTCCAGAACGTAAAGTACCAACTACGTTGATTGCCAAGAACTTGATGCAAGCACACATGTGGGGCATTAAAACATTCTACTACAGTTTGATTAACAAAGCTGGAAGTAAACAAGTAGCAGAGATAGCACCTACTGAAATGCAAACTAACGGTTATAACTATGAAGATATGGAAGATGATTGTGAGGCATGTAAGTTATGAGCTATAACTTTATCAGACAATTTATTACTGAAGGCAGACCAGTATCTTTAAAAATACTACCCTTGCCCTACGGTGTGAATGATTTGAGCCCTAGCATCTCCAAAGCCACAATAGATTATCATTACGAAAATCTTGCTAAGACTTACGCCAAACGTTTCAATGCTGGCGAAGGGGATCCTAATTTTAATGAAGCTGGAGCATTTCTTCATAACATTTTATTCCAACAGTATCAAGAGCCAAGTGACAGTAATGATCCAACTGGCAAGATAGCTGAGTTTATTGAAACACACTATAAAACTTTTGTCAAATTCAAGGAAGAGTTTCTCAAAGTGGCAATGGGTGTGCAAGGCAGCGGATGGGTTTATCTGGCTAAGGATGGCAAGATTAAAACCATTGTGAATCACGAAATTAAAAAAGATATTGTAGTATTAGTAGACTGGTGGGAACATGCATGGGCATTGGACTACCAAGCAGACAAAAAAAGTTATTTAAAAAATCAATGGAAAATTATGAACTGGGAGCATATAAATGGCATATTCTGAAAAAGTAATTGATCATTACGAAAATCCGCGCAATGTGGGATCTTTTGCTAAAGATGATCCTACAGTGGGCACTGGCATGGTTGGTGCACCGGCTTGTGGTGATGTGATGAAGTTACAAATTAAGGTTGATGACGTTACAGGTCTTATTACTGATGCAAAATTTAAAACGTACGGGTGCGGATCGGCGATTGCAAGTTCATCACTCGTAACCGAGTGGGTCAAAGGCAAAACACTTGACGAGGCTGGCGCAATTAAAAACAGTGAGATTGCCGAAGAACTAGCATTACCACCAGTGAAGATACATTGTAGTATATTGGCAGAAGATGCTATCAAGGCGGCAGTGCATGATTACCGTAACCGAAACAGCAAGTAAACGAATCAAACAGAATTTAGACAAGCGTGGAAAAGGCGAGGGTATTCGTATAGGTGTAAGAACCACAGGATGTAGTGGACTGGCATATACTATAGAATATGTGGATGAATACATAGCCGAAGTGGGTGTAACTAATTTTGCTCAAAAAGACTTTGTTGTACTAGTGGATGCAAAAAGCCTAGCTTATCTAAATGGTTTAACAATGGATTGGGTGCGTAACGGACTTAATGAGGGATTTGATTTTATCAATCCCAACGAACGTGATCGTTGTGGTTGTGGGGAAAGTTTTAGAGTATAAGGTAAACAATGAGTAAAGAACAATATAATTTAAACACAAAGACAGACTATCTTAATCGTAAGATGTTTCTGGACCCTGCCGGGCCAGTTACTATTCAACGTTTTGAAGAAGTAAAATATAAGAAGATTGCAGACTTTGAAGCAACTGCACGTGGTTTCTTTTGGCAACCAGAAGAAATTAGTTTAAGCAAAGACTCAAATGATTTTAAAGATGCAAGCGATGCTATAAAACATATTTTTACTAGTAACTTGTTAAGACAAACAGCACTAGACAGTTTACAAGGTCGTGGCCCAAGTCAAATCTTTATGCCTGTGATCAGTTTGCCAGAATTAGAAGCATTAGTATACAACTGGACATTCTTTGAAACAAACATTCACAGCAAAAGTTACAGTCATATTATTCGTAACATTTATAACGTGCCCAAAGATGTGTTCAACACAATCCACGACACTAAAGAAATTGTTGACATGGCCTCTAGTGTAGGTAACTACTATGAAGCACTACACGTTATTAACTGCCGTAAGCAACTTGGCGAAGCAGTTACTGAGAAAGAACACATCAAAGCAATATACATGGCATTACACGCCAGTTACGCACTAGAAGCATTCCGCTTTATGGTGTCATTTGCCACAAGCCTCGCAATGGTTGAGAACAAGATCTTTATTGGTAATGGCAACATCATCAGTTTGATTCTACAAGACGAATTGTTACACAAAGGATGGACAGCTTATTTGATTAATCAAGTTGTTAAGGAAGACACTAGGTTTGCCGAAGTAAAAGCAGAATGTGAACAAGAAGTGTATAGTTTGTACATGGATGTGATTCGAGAAGAAAAGGATTGGGCCACTTACTTGTTTAAGATGGGGCCAGTTATTGGACTTAACGCAAACATTCTACGTGACTTTGTGGATTTCACAGCAGTCGGAGCACTGAAAGAGATTGGCATCAAGTATAACAATCCAGCACCAAAGTCAACTCCTATTCCTTGGTTCAACAAGCACGTGGATACAAGCAAGAAACAAACAGCATTACAAGAAAGTGAAAGTACTAATTACGTTATTGGCGTAATGAGCGAAGCACTTGATTACGATTCATTACCAGCATTATAAGAGAGAAACATGATCACAGTTTATAGTAAAAATAACTGTCCGTTTTGCGATAGAGCAAAGGCATTATTAGAAAGTAAAGACATTCCATTTAAGGTAATTAAAATGGAAGACGAACCCTCTGCACGTGAGTTCCTTATGGAGCAGGGACTGCGTAGTGTTCCACAGATTTTTAAGGATGGCGTTCTCCTTCCTGGCGGCTTTCAAGGCCTTGCAGGTAAAGACGAAGAATTTTTTAACACACTGAAAGGATAATATGTTAATTTCAAAAGGCGTATCAGAAGGTGAAGTAATCACACTTAAACTAACAAGCGGAGAAGAGCTTGTTGCTAAATTGGTAGAAGATGGTCCACTCCATTATACACTAAAGAATCCACAAGTAATTGGTATGGGGCCAAAAGGACCAGGACTAATGCCATATTTGTTTACAGTAAATCCAGATACTGAAATCAAATTACAAAAATCAACGGTCACAGTAGCAGAAGCAACCGACGCACAGTTTGCTAAACAGTTTATTGAATCAACTACTGGGATTGCACTAGCATAATGCCCGCCGTAGCTAGACAAGGTGATCCAACCACAACCGGCCACGGGTGCGATTCTACCTCCACAGTTGTGGGTCCTACTGGTGCAAGTGCAAAAGTATTTGTCAATAACATAGCAGTTGAATGTAAAGGCAATCCAGTTGCACCACACACTATTCCAGCTGGCCCAGTTTGTGTTGCCCACAGTGCAGTAATCAATGCGGGATCAGGAACTGTGTTTGTGGGAACTATTCCAATTGCAAGAGTTGGAGATTCCACTGATGGTGGAAAAATAACCGCTGGAAGTCCCGATGTAATTGCTGGTTGACATTTACCAAAAAATACTATAAAATTAAAGAATGAGAGTGTTTCGAAAGTTTTGGAAAATTTGGGCCAGGGCCTTAGGAGAAAAAACTGGAGCAACAGTTCAAGAAGCAGACCATGTTGCTATAGTTAGGACGATTGTTGTTCTAACATATATCATTACAAACTGCTTCATTATTGCCGGTGTTATTCGACACTGGTAGCTAACTATTAAAACAAGGAGACTATTATGTCAGTAAATAAACATGCAGAATTCACAAAAATCGTAGAGGCAATGGAGGCAGACTTTGAAAAGTTTTATGACAAGGAAGTTGGTGCTGCCGGCACCCGTGTTCGTAAACATTGTCAAGATCTTGCCAAATTGTGCAAAGAAACTCGTAACGATGTTACCGCAGTTAAGAATGCACGTTCCGAAGCAAAAGAAGCAAAATAATAGAATGATTTTGGTAGTGTTGGGCTTGACTTTGCCCAACACTTGTAGTATAATTGTTCTATGACAATGCATTTACATCATCCCAGTTTAAGCCTCACTGGTAAACCAAAAGGCAAACACAAGTGGCCCAGTGCTGAACACAAGCGCAAAGCCGAACAAGCAGATGCGGATTGGAAAGCTCTCCAAAAGAAATGGGGAATTGAAGCCGATGATAGAAAACGTACAAGAGCATTGTCTGCTCCTAGTTTAAGTGGTAGTTACAGTTTGAAAATACCAGAAGGTCGCAATACCACTGCACACATTAAAAGTGTGGACACAGGTGGTAACGCTACACTGAAACCTGCTAAGGTGTACACTGGAACCAAAGTAAAAGGCATTGCTACAATGCACAAGAGCAACGCTGTTCCTGTGTTTAGTGATGAAGAGGCAGTGGATATAGCCAGAATGCGTCGATAATGGCCCGTTTTAACCCAGTATCGTCAAAAAGAAGCTATATATTTTATCGTTTCGAAAGAAACTAAGATAGTAGAACCAAAGTATGTCAAAAGCTGAAACGGTTCCGCGAGTCTTGGCCAATTAGAAACCCGAAGATCGGGATGCCAGGCTTGCCAAAGGTAACAATTGATGTTGAATTATGAGTCAACTATAAACAAATGTTGCTAATGGAGAAGACAGAATCTGCTTTGGGTTTTGAGACCAATGTAGTTAGTCATCTCCCTTTATGTAATGTAGTTTGAATTTTGAACTACACCAAGTCAAGGAGACATGAAATGGAAAAAGCAATTAGGCTTATAGCCCTAGTTTTTGGTATTATATTTGTAGGCACTGCGGTGTCCGAAATTACAGTATCCAAAATAGATAGATTGAAAGAAGCGCAGTTTGTTACATCAGTAGATGTAGTCTCAATTAGAGACAGAGAAAGACAACTGGACTGCTTAGCCAAAAACATTTACCACGAAGCGGCATCAGAACCGTTCGAGGGCAAAGTGGCAGTGGCACAGGTAACAATGAATCGAGCAGAATCAGGAAAATTTCCTAGCGATGTCTGCGCAGTTGTTTACCAAAAAAATGTGTTTATGGAAAAAGTGGTTTGCCAGTTTAGCTGGTATTGCCAAAACGGCGGCAAACCTCCAATCCGAAGCACTGCAATGTATGATGAATCATACAAGGTAGCAAAGAAGGTATTATTGGAGAATTTTAGACTTGACGTAATGAAGGATGCATTGTATTATCATGCTGATTACGTAAACCCACAGTGGGGCAAGGAAAAGATTGGTAAAATTGGTAGGCATGTTTTTTATAGGGAACCAAAAAATGGAAGAAATTAAGCAATTGGCAAATAAAGTAATATCAATGATTCAAGAGAAGGCACACTCAGTTTCAACAGAAACGTTGGGTTGGTTAGCAAATATCATTTTACATTGTGCAACTATTCCAACATTTTTGGCAGTAGGAATGGGATTGACTGATAAGTTACCCGGAATTGATATCATCTTGTTAATTTGGGGGGGTCTAACCCTACTATTTGCAAGAGCAATTATTGCCCGAGACATGCTCAATGTAGCAACGATTGGAATTGGTTTTATACTTCAAGCAATTTTACTAGCATTGATATTTTTCAAATAATACGGTTTACCAAAACCGTTGACATAACGAAGCCTTTGTCGTATAATACATACTACAGAGGCTTTTTTATTAACACACACAGAAAGAGAGTTTGAAATGACTAAATGGATTGTTATTCTT